TAAAGTCTTCAGTCATCTCTGCAATCAAAACTGCTTTTCTTGCTTCGATAGTTTGTGTTATCTGTTGCACTTGTTGTTGTGCCTGTGGATTCTGTGCTGCCTGTTGTTGCATCATTTGTAATTGTTGAATCTGTTCTCTGAACTCTAGTTGTACCTGTTCTGCCGCCATTAGACTAATATGTTCTAAAATATTTTTCTGTAATGCAGCCATAACCATCGGATTATTTCTAACCATATTAGTTGACATAAAATTCAAGTGAGCTGTAACGTGTGCTCTATGATCCTGACCTGGAAATGCTTGAAAAGGTTTACCAGCTAATGAATCAATATGTTCTAAAGATGGATCTTTAGGTGCATTCGGTGCTGGTGGTGGTAAAATTCTATCAATATCTTTTATTCCTAGCGCCTCGTACATTTTTCTAAATGCCATGTACAAATTATGCATTTTTGGATTTGACATTGCTAACTGTAGACCAGTTTGAGCAAGTGTCAGTCTTTGTGACATTGAAAAAATGTTAGGATCAGCGATAGGTAGAATATCTACTCTTTCATCAAAGTCTGTTACTTTAACATTTCTTTGTCCACCTACAACATCGTATGGATATTCTTGTGGTAGATACTGAGCAAATACTTTTGCTAGTAATTTAAATTCTTGTTTTAGGGCTACGTATAGTCTTTTATGGATTGCTGACATTACCCTTGAACCACGTTCTAAAAGAGCTACGGTCGTACCAACGGCTGCGCCTTGGTTCCCGTCCCCGACCTGCATGTCAGCAATGGACGCGAATCTTTGTCCTGCTGTAACTACAATTCCCATCAACTGCAATAATGTAGCTGAAGGTTCTTTGTATGGTAAAAATACAAATGCATCTTTTAGATTACCACCAGGTGTATCCACATCTTTGAATTCTCCTGGTTGTATAGGTGCAGCGTCGTCTTTGACTCTGACACCTCTCTGTTTAAATCCGGCTGGTAAATTAGATAGTGTACCCGCATCTAATAATTGACGGAGAGCAGACGTTGCCGTTCTGCTCAGGCCGCCAATCATATGAATGAGTCCAAAGCCATAAAATCCTAGTCCTGGCAGAAATTTGAAGTGGACAAAATATTGGATCTTATTTCTTAGTGGATCATTGGGCGCGTAGTTTCGTCTAATAGACAAAACTTTTTGACTACCTTCTTCGACTGTTACGACGTAAGGTAATTTTATTCCTGTTGGCTCACCGTTTTTGCCAACATCTTCGAAACCTTCTAAATCTAGATTCACATGACACTCTAGTAACGTGTACATACTTTCAATTCTAGTTGTTTTAGAAGTTCCTTCTAATTCTCTTTTCTTATCTACAACTTTATCTGCATTCACATCTGACACTGGTTTTGTCAACTCAATGTCAGTGTAAAAGCCATTGACCTGCTGTTTACGTAAATCATTTTCTGAAATCTTTACGACATGAACAACCGCTTCCGCATCATCTAATGAGGTAGCTGTATACGGAACGACTAGATCATCCGCAGGTATAAATTTTGATACGGCTCTTCCTAAAAGATCGTCATAATAAACTTTCTTAAAAGTTGAGCCGCTTAAGGGTAGATGGAATAACATTTGATCAAACTCTGGTTCATATTCTTTCATCTGATCCATAAGTTGATAATTCATAAAATCTTTAACTCTTTGTGATTGAGCTTCTTTAGCAGGATTGGATACACCTAGAACTTGAGTTCTAACGGGTCCATCTGCTGGTAATAATTCTTTATAAGCAAGTGCTTGAAACTGTGTAACAGCTTCAGCTAAAACTGGGTGTGTTGCACCAGATGCTCCTTGAAATGGTTCTGATCTATTATCGTATTTAAATCCTAAAAGATCTAAACCGTTCGTATAAGAACTTTCCCAATCTTTTCTAGACATTTTATAATCTGTATAATTTTGTCTTAATTGAATTCCAACTGGATCTAAAACTGTTTCTGGAAGTATGTCGGCTAAATTATCAAAGTGCGTGTTTGACTGAGCTTGGTTCACGGAACTCGGTTCGAAATTTACTGTAGCACCACCTTCTTCATCAGGTGTTACTTCGACTGGTTGTCGCTGCGGTAATTGTCCCGTAATGTCGACATCGGTTGGTGCTTGTGCACCAGGTATTTTTACTTCGTGTCGAACGTTAGGGAGTGATTTGTCTATGTCTGCCATTTATACTCCTTGTTATATGTATCATATTCTGGCGTAGATGCCAAGCCTTGTGATTGAGGTCCTCCAGTTGGTGCTATTGCACTTGGTTTACGTATTCCTGCTATACCACCACCCATATAACCTGCTCTGCCGCCAGATGCTTGAGGTTGATATAAAAAACTAAGCCATTTGTTTCTTCCCAATATGTCTTCCATTTCTTTTGATGTTAGTGGTCCTTCTTTTAATTCTTCTACAGTTCTAAAACCTCTTTCTTTGTTATATTCTGCTAAATCAGCATCAGACATTCCAAACATCCAAGAAGAATCTCCTTCTGCTCTTGCTTTTGCAAGAAGTTCTTTATCACCACCAGGAAGAAATCCCGATACTCCTTGAAGTTTATATTTTTCTTTTATAGTATCAATCGGGCTCCATATAGAAGGAAATATATTCCATATATCACTCATAAGGGGACGAACTTTTCTTTTATCTTCTTCTCTTGCTTTAATTAATTCTTCTTTCCTAAGTTCTTCAGCTAATTTATAAGGAAGTCCAAAACCTTCGTCAAATTCTGCTTTTGTTTTACCAGATTGATAATTACTCCATGCATCATCTTGTTTCTTTTGAATACTAGAAAGATAAATTTTTGTACGTTCAATATCACCTTCTATATCAGTATATCTAAGTGGCATGTGACCTGAAGCTATTCCTTCACCATGACGAAAGCCTTTATCTTCTTTCCATTGTCCTAATGTATTAATCTTTTGCTCAGTTTTTTCAATATTCATTTGATTCTTAGCTAAATCAAAAACTTGAGTTGCATCTTGAATCTGTGCATCAGACCAACCCAACTCTTCACCTTTAGCAAGCATATTTTTCTTTCCTTCATCAAAATTATAAAGGAAGAAAGCATTATCTAATGCTTCATTAAATTTTATTCCTTTATCCATTGAAGCCATTGTATCTAAAACCGTGTACCAAATTTCACCTCCTAAAAGAGTTGTTGGACTTGCTGCATATCTTCCAAACTTGGCAGCCGATCTTATTAAGTTTTTCCAAAGACCAGGCTTTGTTTTAGCAAATTCATTAAAACTATTATATTTTTTACCTTTAAATTCAAAAGGTTTATTCATTTTTTGTTCTGATAATATAAGAAATTGATCTGGATTTCTTTTAACAAGAGCTGTTCCACATACTTTATTTGCAAAACCAATTCTTCCACCACCTGCAACTAAATTAGAACACATATCATCTATATTTATTCCTAGCTTTTTAAAAAGTTTTGCTTGAGCTTCTGCTGCGGTTTTATTTCTACTGTTTTGAAGATGGGCTTTAAAAGTATTGGCTCTCATACTTGGATAATCTGTAATTTTTCCAGATTTAATATCTCCTGTTAGATCAATTATTCTCTGCTCAATTTTTTTTGGATCACCACTTCCAGTTAAACTATAAAGACTTTTAACTAGATTATTTTTTTGTATCTTTGATAATGTTTTGTCTCTAACTATTCCCATTTCAATTTGATTTACATCTCTTGTATTAAAACTTAAATTTGTAAAAGGTTGTCCCCCAACTCCTTTTGATCCATGTAAAATGTCAAAGGTAGAACCACCTTTACCCCATTGATAAGTATCAACTTGAATTTTTTTAACTAGTTCTCCTAAAGTAATTTTACCTTTTCCAAAAGGATTATCAACTCTTTGACGTCTTAAATTATTAATAGCTGTTTGATTTTTATAAACTTCAGGAAAATCTTTTTTAAGTATTTCTATATTAGTTAAATTATTAGTATTCTTAATTTTATCTGATGCACTATATTTTTTTCCATTATAAGTAAAATAAACTTCTTTATAAGGTAATTCTGTTCCATAATTCCATGTAATAGGCTTTCCATTTTTATTATAAAACTTAACAGCTCCATTTCCTTGGTTTTGATGAAAATTTCTTTTTGCAAAGTCCATTGCTTTAAATTTTGGAGAATGAGTATAATATTTTTCTTTTCCCATTCCAGTAAACCTAGGCATGCCTTTTTCCATCTCTAAAGCCTGAGTTAATTGATCAGAAAAAGAAAGTTCTTTTAAAAATGAATGAGATTCTAGTTTATTAAACCTATTTTTTAAACTAACTGCTCCTTGATCTTTTATAACCTTATAAGTAGGAGAATCATTAATTCGACCCCAAATAGTTCTTTGATCTAAACCTGTTCTTTCTTGTAAAGCTAGATGCCAAAAATTTTTTAAAGGTTTATCTTCAATTAACATATTTTTTAAAGTATTTTCTATTTTAGTTTCTACTGAATCTAAATTATTCATAATAGGATATTTATCAGGATCGAATTTATTAACTTTATATTTTTCACCCGCAACCATTTTATATTTAGGCTTTATGTTAAATTTTTTTTCAACCATAGAAGACACCTGTTCTTTAGTAACGTATTTTTCACTTGCGTTAAGTTTTGGAATTATTTCTTCTAAATACTTAGTAACTTCTGTAAATTGTTTTTGTACAGATGGGGGAAGATTAGATAGTGGTGTTTTTATTTCATAACGTTTTCTATTTACTTGAACAACTTTTGTAGTAAATTTTCCTGAATGGCCTTTTCTATCCGCTCTCTCTGTTTTATAATTTTTATTTAAATACTTAGCAAATTCGTTATCTGTGCCTAAATTGTTTTTTAATTTTTGAAAGTTTTCATATTCATCTATAAATGTATCTTCATCTATAAATTTTTTTCCCTGATACCCAGGTCTCGATCCGTCAACCGTGTTTCGTACTAACTGACCATCCTCATACCCGATCCGTCCACCTTCAGCAAAATTTTCTTTTGCGTATATTGGTAAAAATTCTCTAAAAGTTATAATTGGATTCCTTTGTCTGCTATTATAATAAGATTTTTTATAATCTTTATAAGCTTTAAATGCAGCTTCCCTTTTTGTGTGAGCATCAAAACTACTGGATCCATATCTAAACCCGATCCGTCCACCTTCAGCATAACCTTCTTTCATTGCTTGTTTAACAGCTTCACCAAAATCATAGCCCTCATCCATTAATTCTCTAACTCTTTTACCTAACAAATCTTTTTCGTCATAGACACCATTGCCTTCTTTAAAACCAGTCCGTGGTACGGGACCCTTGTACGTCTCTATATTCTTAAATACTTTTATATAATCTAATATACTTTTCATTCGCCCAACATTCCAGCTAAACCGCCCGCGGATAACGAAACACGGCCACCGGTTGCATGAGACGCTACTCCTGTTTTTTCTTTCATTGCTTTATAGACATCAATATCTTTTAAAGCTGCATCAAGATCTTTTAATTGTTTTTCAGCGTCTCTAATCATTTGTTCTGATACTTTTTTATTCGTTGCTAGATCAAGACCCTTCGGTGGATTGTCCAACATTTCCTTAGAAACTTTAATACGAATTTTCGCGTTTTGTTTAGCATCTAATAATTGTTGTTTAATAACATCTGCTTTATACTCTTTAAATCCTGTTGTAAATTTAGAGAAACCTTCTTTTTTTGTCGCCATCTCTTTTAATTCTTGTAAACTTAACTCTGTGCCAAATCTATCTTTGGTAAGTTGTTTAATATCAAACGAAGTTGCTCCCGGTTTATAAGGAGGGCCTCCAAGACCAAATATTTTATTGTGTTTAATTGCTTCCTTAATAGCTTTCCATGATCCACCTCCCCAGTACGGAACTCTACCGATAATGCCGCCTGATGCGTTTTTCTTTCTTTCCCAAGAATCTCTAAGAGCTTTCATAATTTCTTCATGACTCATTCCTTTTTGTTGCATCTTTAATGCTTCGTGGAGTGACGCTTTTACTTCTGCAATTCTTTGAGGATTTTTATCTGCTAAAATATTTTTTATCATTTTATCATCGATTCCTGGAAATTCTCTTCTTAATTCTTCTTCTGGAGTAATAGTTTTAGGATCTTCGAACCAAGGGCTTTCTTTATTCGCTCCTGCTTTTTCTTTCCTAATTCTTTTTTCTTCTGCAAAACGAAATGCTTCTTCTTTATCCACTTGCGCAAAATGATCTTCTAAAACATCTAATTCATCCATTTCATCACGACTAAATAATTTCTGGTCACCAGACATTCCTGCTTCGTCAGATCTTTCTCTTAAAAGCTTTAATCTCCCTCTGCTAACTTCTCCTGCTTTTGGTTCTAACTTACCCATTTTATATTGTTGATACATGTACTTATACTCTTCCGCTCTGTTTGCTAATTCAGCGTCCAACTCTCTTATAGTACTACCAAAATCCCATGGCGAATTTTCATCATCCCATAATTCTGCATATTTGTCGTCTAGTTCGTCTTTTGTAGGTGGTCTATCTTTATCGGATAGTTTGTATTTTTTACCATCAATTACCACCTTTTCTCTTTCCTGAAATTCAGCGATCGCTCTTCTCAATTGTGTTTTTTCAGCTAGTGGTTTTGATGTTTTTCCAAGTTTCGTGGTTCCTGGAAAGAACTCATCCATTAATTTTGCAAGACCTTTTAATACTGATTTGCCCTTGCCTAACGGAACACGGCCGCCTGTTGCATGTCCTTTAACTCCTAGTGATCTTAAAATACCAACCCATTCGTCAGGATCCATGTCGTCCCAATCTATATCTATTACTTCTCCGCCCTCGTGTAACGGAACACGGCCCCCGGATGCCATATCATCGGGTGTAGGATAGTTTGAAAAATGATCAGCAAGATCTTCACCTTCTTTCTGTAAAGGTGAAATCTTTCTTGTTTTTTTCTTCGTTCCCTTAGCAAACGCTTCAACTTCATCAAAATTTGATTCATGTTTACCGAATTTATTAAAAGATGATTCTTCAAACTTAACGTTTTCTGGATGTCCTCCACTAAATTCTGCTTCTTCAACCCAGAACTCTTCTTTGGTTTTTTGATCTTTATGTGGTTTCCAAAAACCCTTTGGATCTTTAGGATCCATATGCTTTGCTAATATTGGTTCTACTTCTTCAGCCGCTTTATATTCTAATCTAACCGGTTGACCAAATTTACCATCTGCAAAACCATGTTTAGTTAAACCTATATCAACGACAACATCTCCACTATCCAAATTCTGTGTTACTATTACATCGGTTTGTGAATCTGGGAGTTTGGTCTTATGAACAATCTGTCTTTCCTGTGTAGCAAATTTCTTAGTAACATCATCACCTTCTTTAATAACTTTATTTACAAGAGGCTTGAACCATAAAGGCATGCCATCGGCACCAGATTTAATTGGGACTGAAGTTAGAACCTTGCTTGATTTAGCAAGAGGTTTTGCCCATTTAAAATATTTACCAACAAGTGGTATAGTTGCAAGGCCCCCTAGAATTTTTAAAAATCCTCTTCTGGACATTTTGCTACCATCTTTGTAAGGCACTCTATGATTATCGTCCGCGTATGTCGGTTCACCTAGTAATCCCGCAACACCGCCGCCTGCTAAACCGATTCGTCCACCTTGAGCTTCATGAGGACGGGCACGTGAAACATAAGGTGTTTCTACTCGTGTTAAATTCTCAGGCATCCCTATTTCTTCTTTTTCTATATTAATACCAGCAATACCGCTGCCAATCTTTTCAACTTTTTCAAAATATTCGTTTACAAGGGGTTTAATTTTTTTCTTATAATCGTCAAATCCCTTCTTTAGAATCTTTTTCTGGCCTGTAAGCTTTGCAAACTGCATCTCTGCCCTATTTTGATACAACTTCCATAAAGGGTGTTTTTCATAACTATCAGGGAACATTATTTTAAGTCTTTCAATATCTTTCATTCTATTAAACAATTCTTCTTGACCATGTTCCCCTACATAAAAGTTTTTATACCTATGTCCCTGTTTCTGATTTGGAGTAAGAAATTTCGCAAAATCCAATGTGGTAGCTTCTTTAGTGTTTTTAGCATAAAGCTTTTTATCCGCTATACCGTGTCCAGTTTCATGGACCAACACCGATTCAATAAAATCATTAAGAGTTGCTTGATCTACCGTGTCCCCAGTTTCAAAGCCGAAATCTTTCCCTGCCTTGTGCCACCACTCAGGTGTTGGAACCATTTCATTTCTAGGGGAACTAGGATCCGTTCCATAACTCTCCAGTATCCATGGAGCCATGTTTATTGCCTGAGTTTGACCCCCTGTTATCGGTTTACCTTTATAAAAAAGTTCTCTTGGATCCATATATGCATAGTCGGTATAATCAGGGTCTCTCTGGGGAAAGCCCCGCCTTGTAGGATAACCGCTACCCGGTTGTTTCATACCAGTTCTAATTAGTCCATATCCATATGCCTGTTCAGGAGTAGCTTTAATATTAATTCTTGAACCTTCTGTATCATAAGGAACATTTACATCCCTAAATTCTGCTCCACCTTCATAAAAAACATTGCCTGGTTTACCGTGTTGATAATCCACATCATACAAGGGACCGCTAGGTCCTTCGGTAACCACATTAGGAAAATACTTCGCTATATATTCTGGATTATTAGCCAGCTGCATTTTTAAAAATTCGTTTTGTACGTTAGTAAGGGCCCTGTTTCCTTTTTTCATCGGAGTTCTCTCACCCAGCATGCCTGCGATACCGCCATATGCAAAATCATCTGGATCAAGAACTTTTGGAAGATAATCTGGATCCTTGGCCGATTTTTCTCTTTCAGCTTTTAATGCAGCTTCATATCTTTTACGTCTAATTCTGTCGACTGTTTTTTTGTTCATGCCTTCTAATTTTGTTTTTATTTGTGCTTCTGTTTCTGGAACATTTTTACCACCCAGAATAGGTTTACTCGTATCAATTTTCTTTCCACTTAAATCAAGAACGTCTGCTGATTTTTTTGGCAAAGGTGTTTTTCTTAATCCGCTTGGCCCAAGAATGTCTGTTAGATTAGTATGCAGAATCTGTGCTTCTCTATTCGTTATTTGTTCCCAAATAATTTTAACATCTCGTGGATTTGTAATTGCTTCATCAGGAACACCATTTTGTTTGAATTTTTTTAAAAGATCTTTAGCAAATTTATCAACGTCCTTTTTAGGCGCAATTTGCAAAATGCCTTTACCTTTTCCCATCAGCATTCGTCTAACGAATTGTTTGATTATTTCTAACATTAATAATAGACCCTTTTTCTAGGCGCTTGTTTTTCTTCCTTATAGTCTTCTGGGTGTTTTATTAATCCGCCCTGTCGAAAACGCATCACGGCCATGGTTGTTGCATCAACTAAGTCGTCATGATCACCATGCGGGAATGCTGCACATTCTTCAATTACCTCTTCTGCAAAATTCTGATCTGGCGCCCATATCATACCTGATTCAAAAAGAGGTGCGCATGTATTTACTCTAACATGTTTATCATTTCCTTTGCTCGGCGTAAAGCTAATAACTGGTATAT